ATGTCCTCCGAGTATTCCTCCACCAGCGCCCGCGAAAAGAGCCAGCTCATTCACGCAACCCTCAAATTGAAAGGATTGTTAAAGGAGTAGGTTGACGACTTCTTCGATAGGTAGAGCTTCCTAACCCCGCCTCGCTTGTTAGAGCTGACGGTTTCGACGATCAAGCCTTTTTCCAACAGCAGTTTAATGTGTGGCGTTAGGCTGCTGTACGAGACATTGCAACCGTCTGCGATCTGCTGCTTGGTGACTTCTTTGCCCTGCGCCTCGATCCAGTCTAAAAACTTTTGCGACGCTTCAAGCTGTGGCTTGTAAGACTCGCGCTCTCTCACATCGCCTGTGCAAAAGTACAAGACCCACTTTGACTTGACCATGCGCTTTTCTGTGAATACAAGATTACGCTCAACCATGCGTTTTAAGTGCGTGTGAGCTGCGCCCTTGGTAACCATGAAATGTTTGCTAATCGCTTCAGCCGTGACCCATGCCGCGCGACTCTTGAGATAACGATAGTAAAGCCTGTCAGTGTCGCTCACGAAATGAATGTCGGGCATAACCGCTTCTTTCAAAATCTGCTTGGCTTCCTCGGTGTCGCCAGCGTCTAAGGCTTTCAAAGCCAGTTCCATGATTACTTTGCTCATTCTTGACCCCTTTCTAATCTTTCGATTTCTCGCCTCAAATACCAAACAGCTTTTTCTAAACGATCAATATCATTGTTATGCGCGACTAAATAAAAGATTGCAGCTGCTCTGTTGACATTAGATTCATTGTCGATAAATGAGGCCAATTTTTCCCAGAACGTATCCGCTGAACTTGTGATCGTGAAATGTTGTATTTCTTTGCTATCGTCGTTTGAGACCCTTTGCTTAATTTGATCTCTATCGCTTGTTGCATTGTTAGTTTCGCTGACCACCTCTCGTGGCCTAAAGGTTCTGTATTGTGAGATTTCTTCCTTTTTATATTGTCCGATCTCAACTCCCAAACAAGATTTGTAAGGCTGTTGTTCTTCTTGTTTCCGTCTAAATGCGATGCGTCCATTCCTGACGGGCGCTGACCAGCAAAAGTTTCCAGCACCATCACGTGGGCATAACGGAGCTTTGTCGGTGAAGAAAACATATAAGTCATGTACCCACCCTTGATCTGCACAGGCTTCCTCGCTATCTCCTTGCCAACCATACGACAACGACCCAAAGTGCTCACTTCGTACCGAGTATCGTTCGGGAAAATTTTCCATTTCTCTTCTTGCATACCAAATTCCTTTCTGAAGGTCTTGTATCTCTTCAGACTGTACTTTATTTCCGCTCCTAAAGCAATATTTTACGGCATTTCCAAGGCAAAAATTCATATGCTCCGTGATCTCTATGCACTCTACGCCAGACGGATGAGATGTGTAGTGCTTGGGATGGTTTACATTGTCTTGAGCCTCCCATTCATCAACAGCGCAACAATGTCCGCACCTTGGGCATTCAAAAGAATCTTTCATATTGTGATCGCCGCTCATGTGTTCTTCTCCTTTGGTTTGCTTGAAATACAAGTAACCGTATACGATTTACCGCATTGGCACTTCCACGCCATAGGTTCTGGCTCATGCCGCCCCACTGGCTCTTGCGGTAGTCGTAGTACGGTAATGGGGCTAGCACGGAAGTAATTAAAACCTGTTCCACCATCTGTTGGTGTCTTTGCTGTTTTATTTTCAGCCATTGTTCTTCTCCCGCAGCTTGGCTTCGATGTATCGGGCAAACCTCACACCGTCCTCATTCAAGAAAAGTGCTTCCATCTCATCATCCGTCAGGCCAACCCATTCACGCTGAGCTAATGCTGCATTCCAGCCACGCTCATACGCTTTCCCTAACTCGACGGCACGGTCGTGCTCAGTTTTCACCATTTCCCATGCGTGTTCTGCAAGTTGAATTTTTGCCTCGTAATCATCGTATGAATCGCTCATGTGTTCTTCTCCTTTAGCTTGGCTTCAATCATTTTCGCTGCTTGCCACCAACCTACATTAGATGCACTTTGTAAATAATAACTACGCTCCTCATCCGTCAGCCCAACCCATTCACGCTTTTGTGCAGCGTAAAGCCTGTCGCCTAGCTTTATATCTTTAGCGTTATCCCATGCGACCATTGGCCTGCCTGTTTTCTCAAACAGGTAAACATGCGCTACATGTCCGTCATCTGCTGGTGTCTTTGCATTCTTGTTTTCGCTCATGCCATGTCACCCGTCATGTCGATGAGCTCTTGCCGCGCTGCTTTTACCTTAGCTTGCAAGTCTTTAAGGTCGTCGATCAAGATTCGCAATTCGCGCGAATGAACCATTACATAGTCGTTTTCTGCTGCTAGCTTCTCAAGCAGCTTGTAGGCTTTCTGTTTGTTTGTCATAGCGACTCCTTGTTGTAGAAATCCAATCTTCCTAGTTTGTGCAGGCATGTGCGTAATACTTTAGTCTCGCTTGCAAAAGTCGATGGCAAAACCGTTTTGCATCTCGACGTACTGCTGCGACTGCCGGTCATACCAAAGCCTGATCACGCCTTCCCATTCGCCGTTTCGCTGCTTTTCAACTGCCAGATAAGCATCTGGAATTGACTGATCGACTACGCCGTTAGCCTCAAGCTCGCGCTCCTTTTTCTTGTTTCTGTGCAGCAGCATCACGTTATCGACCTGATCGGCAATCGATCCGCTGCCTTTCAAGTCCATCTTGGTCGGCAGATTCTCATCGTTTTGCTGCTTGCGGATGTGATGCACCAAGTGAACGTGCATGTCCTGATCACGCGCTAAAGCGCAGAGCTCGTCTGTAAAGTTCTTTTGCCCGTTGTAGTCATCTTCGCCCTTTACGCACTTCATCAGACTATCGACCAGGTAATGCTTGCACTGTAGTTGCTTGGTAGCGTAGACACCGACACCGAGCACCTGCTGAGGCGAGACAGTGCCCTGCTGATCGTAAAACCACATGCTTGCGCCTACCCAGTCCTTGAAGGCTTCGTATTGGTCTACAGTCGGCATAGACATCCGCGACCATTGCCGGACCATGCGCTTTAGGGTCGCTAGCGGTTTCATCTCAAAAGATGCAATGACTAGCTTTTGACCTTGCGCGATAAGTCCGAGTGCGATCTGGCCTGTAAGCATCGATTTCCCGCTTCCATTCTGGCCTGCATAAACCGTGATTTCACCTGGACGAAACCGGAATAAATCTTCGGTCTTGCTCCAAGGCATCACGATCTTCGGAGCGTGTACCGGATGCCGCACTTCGTCGATGAGCTGATCCATGCAGTCGGCAACTGGGCGCACCTTGACGCTTGCCTCCATCGACTCGTACCAGGCTTGATAATCGAGGTCTTGAATGATGTTCATGCGTCGACCTCCGAATCCCAGACGATAACCGGTGAGGTCTCGAGGTAGTTCGCAATCACCCGCGCAGGACTAAATCGCAAGACAGCTTGCACGATCTTGTAAACCGCTTCCGAGTCGATGCCTGAGACATAGACGCGCAGTGACCTTACAAAGCGGAAATCAAAATCGTGCTTGGCAACGACAACCACGGGATAAAGCTCGTCTGCGTCGGGCTTGCCTTCAAGATCGAGAAAAACGGCTCGCGGAGGTTTGCCTGCAATTAGCTGAGAGCTAACAAAGTCGTGGCCGATCATATGCCACCTCTGCCTGCAGCTGCGTCGAGGTTGCTTGTTGGGATTGGCTTTCTATCTTTTTCTAGCCATTCAGCCTTAAAGCCTGTCCATCCTCGCTCGCAAGAGATACGCAATGCGTCAGCAATACTTACCTTAGCCAGCTCAGCCTCTCGCTTAATACCATCAAATGCAATGACGGTAAGAGGAGCTTTCTTTTGATTGCGTAATGCTTTGTAAGATTTCCAAAGCGTCTCAGAAACGCCTTCAGGCCTCTGAACGGTAATACTATCTACTTTATTTGAAGATGAAGAAGAAGAAGAAGATGAAGGGGTTGATTTTTGTTTAACCTCGTCATTAACCTCTAGGTTATCCTCAAGGTTAACCTTATTGCTAACCATAAGGGCTGGATTACCACCCTTTTTTCCGCCTAAAGCCCTGATTTCTCTAAGTTTTTCGTCTCTAATCATGCGCCGAGAGCAGATAGACCCATCATCGGCTATATCGTAGACTCCTGCAATCTTTAGTTCGGCTAACCAACCTTGAACAACCTCTAGGTTTTCCCCAACCATGCGAGCAAGGTTATCTGGAAGGATAACCTTCTCACCAACCTTAAGGTGTCCATAAGGATTACCTTCGTGCATGTAGCAAATCATGTCTATCCAAAGCCCACGAGCTCCGGTTGAACATGATCTGAGCGCGGTATCTCGCAACCAGTCTGCTGGATAGAACTGGAAAGAAGGCCTTTTCATTATTCTGCCTCCCGCTTTCTTTCAACATAGAAAGCATGTGAAATGTGCTGAAGTTCCCTGCTTTGTTCACCAATCCTATAAGCCAGTTTGTCGTTTGAACTTTTAATTAAGTGATTAACGTCCATGCCAAAATAACCGGCAAGAATAAAAGCAGCGTCTGACCGAAAACCTGGTTCTTGAGGTATTCGTGAAATTACCTCATTAATGAAGTCTGGTTGTTCATGCAGTTGCTTATGACAGTCCTGACAAATAACGCTTAACTGGCAATTTTCGTAATCCCAAACGTCTTTATTTGAGATGTATTGCTTATGATGAACATTAAGCGTTTGATCCTTTGCATAGCAGATTTCACAAGTGAAATGCCTTTCTTGCATAACTTCCAAACGTTTTTTTTGCCATCTCGGATCGAGATATTGGCTGCGATAAGACTTCGCCATAATCACCTCTAGTCAAAGGTCGCTGTCACTGAAGAAGCAAAAGGCAGGCAGGTGACAATTCTGCTTTTCGGGAGCTACCCTAGCCTATGCTGCAAAACTATAACATCAATTTTATATCTTGCGTCCAGATTTTGCCAAAACTTTCTTCTTATTTATCATCGGCTTATATCTGCGTATAGTATCCCCATAGGGTGGAAGCACCACCTTCGCCCATCAGGAATCATTTCTAGATATACCCTGCCTAGCGTAGCCGAAGCCAGCGATTCGCTCCGACCTATCTCATGTCTACCACCC